GATTCTGAAATTTTAGAGTTGACTTTGTCAGAGGTCTTGAAATGAGTAATGACCTTGCTGATTTGATAGCGAAAGAGCTTGCAGCTTACTCTGACGAGGTTACTGAAGAAGTGGATAAGATTGCAGAGCAGGTGGCTGATGAGACTGTGGATGAGTTGAAAGAGACAAGTCCTAAACGGTACGGAAAGTATCGTAGAAGTTGGAAAAAGAAGAAGTTGGCCAATGGCTCTTTTGTTGTCTTCAACGCAGTTGCAAGTCTTACTCACATACTTGAGAACGGACACATTTCAAGAAATGGTGGTCGTGTCGCTGGTATCGTCCACATCAAGCCAGCTGAAGAAAAAACAATTCAGAACTTTGAGAAGCGTATCAAGGAGATTGGGAAATGAAGCTATCAGACTTTGCTGTTATTTTGGAACAGGCAAACTTGCCTGTCACTTATCGAGCGTTTAAAATCGGGAACGCTCCTGACCTACCTTACCTGGTCTATTATGAATCTAGTCCAGCCATCAATGCAGCTGACAACACGGTTAATCATCAAATTAAGAGCGTTACAGTAGAGCTAGCTTTTGAGCAGAAGGATGAAGATTTGGAAGAACGTCTGGAAGAGCTGTGGACAACCCACGAGCTCTTTTTCGATGTTCAAGAAGAAACATTTATTGAGGCTGAAAGACTCTATGTCAAGTCTTATACGGTCTATCTATACTAAGGAGGAATGACATGAATCAAGAAAATAAAGTAACCTTTGGATTAAAAAATGTTCACGTTGCGCCAATTAAATCAATTGGTGCAGATGGAGTGATTGCTTACAATGAAATTTTCCGCTTTCCTGGGGCAATGGAATTGACATTGGATCCAAAGGGTGAATCAACACCAATCAAAGCAGATGACATGGATTATCACTTTATGAATTCAAATGAAGGATATGAAGGTAAATTTAAAATCTCTCACATTATTGAAATGTTTGCGACTAATATTTTGGGTGAAATCAAAGATGCTCAGACGGGTGTTTTGACTGAAAAAGCTGATGCAGAATTCACATCATTTGCCTTGATGTTTGAATTTTCAGGGGACAAGAATAAAACACGTCACGTCCTTTACTACTGTTCAGCGAGCCGTCCAGGCAATGGCTCAAAAACCAAAAATGGTACAAACGTCAACGAGCGTGAACTTGGCTTTAAGGCAAGTCCTCGTCCTCTGGATTCAGTTGTTAAACGTTCTATCACATCAGCTGATAGTAAAGAAATTTATGACAACTGGTTCAAGAAAGTGTATGAACCTACTGCGGTGGTAGCTTAAGGAGAAAATCTATGCGTAAGATCGTTTTGGTTGGTGATCAGGAGTATGAGTTAGGCACAAATGGCTATACTCCTATCGCATACAAGCAACAATTTGGGAAAGATTATTTCCAAGATTTGTTCTCAATGTTGAAAAATCAATCATTCATGAATGAATTGAACAAGCTGGAACATGACAAGGAATTGACAGCGACTAATATTGATATTTCGATGTTGTCAGATTTTGATATGACCTTTTTCAACCGTCTTTTTTGGACCTTTGCTAAATCTGCAAATCCTCAAATCAAACCTTATGAACAATTCTTCATGGAAATGGAAGTCTTTCCGATTCAGGAAGTTGGTCCTGTGTTGATGGAAATGCTGAATGCGAGCATGACGACAAAAAAGCACCAGATGACTCAGAATCAGCTAGCGAAGAAATTTTCACAGTAGAGTCCTATCTGTCTTGCTGTAAAGAAACTGGTCTGTCTATCGACGATCTAAAGCACATTTCAATCGGAATGGCTCTAGATTATCAGACGGATTATGTAAATTTACGGAGCGAGGATAAAGGTGGCGAACGGAAGGCAACGCAAGCTGATTTTGACAGTTTTTAAAGAAAAAATGAGTGCTGAGAGAGCGATTCTGAGACCAAGTTCCTTGAACTGACTGCATTATCAGTCGTAGAAATCCTCTCAGCACTTTTCTATTTTTTTGAGAAAGGAGGAAATATGGCAGGAAATATCAAAGGTATCAAAATTGAAATTGATGGCGACACGCAACCATTACAGAAGGCGTTAAAAAATGTTAATAAGGCTGCTACTGATGCAAGTCAGGAGTTGAGACAGATTGACAAGGCCTTGAAGTTTGATACAGGGAACGTAACGCTTTTGACTCAGAAGCAAGAAGTTCTGCAAAAGCAAGTTTCGACGACCAAAGAGAAACTAGAAACCTTGAGACAAGCTCAGTCTCAGGTGGAGCAGCAATTCAAAAATGGTGATATTGGTGCTGACAAGTACCGTGCTTTCCAACGTGAAGTCGAAGTTACTCAAAATGTCCTGAAGGGATATGAGGGTAAGCTTGCAAGTGTGAATCAGGCGCTTGCTGAGAATGGGAGTGCTACTCAGAACAACAAGAACCAATTAAAAGAATTGCAAAATGAGCAGAAGCAACTGGCTAGCGAGAATGAAAAAGTAGTCAGTTCATTCAAATTGCAAGAAAGTCAGCTAGGAGCTAACGCAAGTGAAGCTGACAAATTGGCGCTTGCTGAGAAAAGGATTGGAGCTCAATCTGATATCGTTGCTCGGCAGATTGAAAATCTAGAAAAACAACTAGCTCTTACAAAGCAAGAGTATGGTGAAAATTCAGCTGAAGCCAATAAAATGGAAACTCAGTTGAATCAAGCTAAAACAGCTTACTCGAATCTCTCTCAAGAGATGAATAATCTTGGGAGTGCTGGGAAACAAGCGAGCGGGTCTCTTAGTGAAACAAACAATCTCTTAAAAGCTGAATTGCTCAATCAATTTTCTGAAAAACTATCGGATATCAGTCAAAAGCTGGTTGATTTTGGTAAGAGTGCTCTTGAAGCCTTTCGTCAAGTTGACGAAGGCATGGACACCATCGTTACTAAAACTGGCGCCACTGGTGATAGCTTGAAAGGGATGCAAGATATCGCTTCAAGCATCGCAACAACTATCCCAACTGACTTCAGCAAAGCTGGGGAAGCTGTCGGAGAGGTCAACACACAGTTTGGTTTAGCTGGAGATGCCCTCAAAGATGTATCCGTAGAAATGATTAAATTTGCTGAAATTAATGGTACAGACATCACCAATTCAACCATTTCAGCAAGTAAAGCTTTGGAAGCTTACGAGCTATCAACAAGCGATTTAGCAAAGGTTTTAGACTCTACTACTTACACAGCTCAATCGACTGGTGTATCTGTTGATGACTTGATGAAGAAAGCTATCGAAGGCGCACCACAGATTAAAATGCTAGGCCTCTCATTCGAGGAAGGTGTAGCACTACTTGGACAATTTGAAACAAGTGGTGTGGACGCTTCAAGTGCTTTATCAGGATTAACGAAGGCAGCAGGCTCTTACGCTAAACAAGGCAAGACTTTAAAAGAAGGTCTTGTCGAAACAATCGATAAGATAAAGAATACAACTAGCGAAACCGAAGCAATGGGTCTAGCTATGGAAATTTTTGGTGCTAAGAAAGCACCTCAAATGATTGACGCAATCAAGCGTGGTTCTTTTGACTTCCAGTCATTTGCTGAATCTGCTGAATATTCAGTAGGAGCAGTTTCTAAGACATTTGAAGCCACTCTGGATCCTATCGATAAATTTAAGACAGCACAAAACTCAGCCACTCTAGCCATGTCTGAACTAGGCGCAGCAATAGCTGAAACTCTAGCACCTATTTTTGAAGTGTTAGGAAACATGGTAAAAGACATAGCAGAATGGTTCAGTGGTCTACCTGGACCCGTTAAAGAATTTATCGTAATTTTGGGAGGGGTAGTCACAGTTGCTGGCATTCTAGTCCCAATATTCTTAACCTTGCAAGCAGCAGCAGTCGCGCTTGGAACATCCATCGGAGCGATGATTGCAGCAGCTGCACCTATAATCGGTATTGCTGCTTTAATTGTTGCCGCTATTGCAGCAGTCATCATCGGTATCAAATATCTATGGGACACAAACGAGGGATTCCGAGATGCAGTCATGACAGTCTGGAATGCTATTCTGGAAGTCATTAACAAAGTTGTAAGTGAAGTTTCTGACTTCATTATGAGCATGTTTGGAGTGGTTGTCAATTGGTGGACCGAAAACCAAGAGCTTATACGATCTAGTGCAGAAACAGTCTGGAATGCTATCCAAACCGTAATTGATGCAGTCATGACAGTCTTAGGTCCATTAATCGAAGGCGCCTGGGCGAATATCCAACTGGTCATCACAACCGCTTGGGAAGTCATCAAGACTGTAGTTGAAACTGCAATCAATGTTGTTTTAGGCATCATCAAGGCAGTCATGCAGATCATCACAGGTGACTGGTCAGGAGCCTGGGAAACAATCAAGGGAGTGTTCTCAACTGTCTGGAATGCTATCCAAAATGTTGTTCAGACCATCTTCACAGCTATCCAATCGTACATTTCAAATACGATAAACGCCATTTCAAGTACAATTTCAAATGTATGGAATGGAATTTCAAGTACAATTTCAAATGTATTAAATGGTATTTCAAACACTGTTTCAAATGTTTGGACAGGAATCAAGAATTCAATCGGGAATGCTATAAACGGAGCCAAAGACCTTGTAAGCTCTGCAATAAGTGCGATTAAAGGTCTATTTAATTTTAGTGTTAGTTGGCCACATATTCCACTACCTCACTTTTCAGTGAGTGGTTCAGCAAATCCATTGGATTGGTTGAGTCAAGGTGTGCCAAGCATCAGCATCGAATGGTATGCTAAAGGCGGTATCATGACGAAACCGACCATTTTTGGAATGAATGGCAACAACCTTATGGTTGGTGGTGAAGCTGGTAACGAAGCAGTATTGCCACTTAATGATCAAACGCTTGGTGCTATCGGTCGAGGTATTGCTCAGACAATGGGTGGAACTTCACCGACCATCAACATTACTATTACTGGCAATACTGTCAGAGAAGAAGCTGACATCACTAGAATTGCTGATGAGGTGGCTCAACGTATTGCTGACGAATTGCAACGTAAGACACAATTGAGAGGAGGTATGGCATGATAAAACATAACGAGCTTGTGATTGACGGTGTAAGAACATCGTCTTTTCCATTTAAGGTCATCGTCCATGATTCTCCCTCGGTTGCATTAGGAGAAGGCAAAACAGCTCTTCTTGAGCACGGTGGAATTAGTGGAGCAATCGTACAAACCAACAAACACAGAGGTCTTGTAAAGAAGACTTACTCAATCTATCTTGTAAAACCTACTGAAGAACAGATGAATCAGTTCATGAGCCTGTTTATTCGTGAGAAATTCTGGCTAGAGAATGAGCAAGTTAAGACAACCAAGTTATGGTGCTATAAAGTCAGTGTGACAGAATTAGACCAAGTCAAACCTGGTCTTTATATGACTAAGGCAACTTTTACTTGTCATCCAACTAAGTTTTTCAAAACAAGTGACACGCAAACTTTAACAAAAAGTGGGACTTTGACCGTTCAAGGTTCTGCTCTTGCCTTTCCTAAAATCACAATCGTTGGTCAGAGCACTTCTGAAACTTCATTTACAATTGCTGGTCAGGTCATTCGTCTTGAACGACTCACTGAGTCGCTTGTGATGGTCAATAATCCTGACAATCCAAGTTTTAAAACAACAACAGGAAAGCCAGTCAAATGGTCAGGGGATTTTATCACAGTTGATCCAGCAAAAGTGAAGAATGTTGGTGTTGTTCTAGGTCAAGGTATTCAATCGCTTGAAATCGAGACGGTTTGGGGGTGGGCATAATTGCTTTATCTACTTAATAAAGATGTGAGAACCGTTCGGTGGAACGGGGAGCCACTTCATGAAGCAACTTCGGCAATTGTTAAAGAGGCCATGAATGGTGATTTCACCTTAACTGTGAAATATCCTATTTCTGACTCTGGTATTTATCAACTTATTCAAGAAGATATGTTGATAAAAGCGCCGACTCCTGTTCTTGGTGCGCAGCTATTTCGCATTAAGAAACCTATTGAACACAATGATCATCTGGAAATCACAGCCTATCATATTTCAGACGATGTGATGCAACGTTCTATCACACCAGTAAGTGTGACTAATCAGAGCTGTGACATGGCTCTTTCTCGCATGGTTCAAAACACCAAAACCGCTTTGGGAGATTTTTCTTTCAATAGCGATATCCAGGATCGTAGGACCTTCAACACGACTGAAACAGAAACTCTGTACTCTGTATTGCTTGATGGCAAGCATAGTATCATTGGGACGTGGGAAGGTGAGCTGGTTCGTGATAACTTTGCGATGACTGTCAAGAAGAGTCGTGGCGAGAATCGTGGTGTTGTTATTACAACGCACAAAAATCTGAAGGACTACCAACGCACAAAAAACAGTCATAATGTTGTCACAAGAATTCATGCAAAGTCGACTTTTAAACCTGAAGGTGCTGAAAAAGAAACGACTATCAGAGTGACTGTTGATAGTCCTCTTATCAACTCATACCCTTATATCAATGAAAAAGAGTATGAGAACAACAACGCAAAGAGTGTTGAAGAGTTGCAGAAGTGGGCACAGGCTAAGTTTTCAAATGAGGGCATTGACAAGGTCTCTGATGCTATCAAGATTGAAGCCTATGAACTTGATGGGCAAGTTGTTCACATGGGTGATACGGTCAATCTCAAGAGCTGGAAACATAATGTCGATGCATTCAAGAAAGCTATTGCTTATGAGTTCGATGCCTTAAAAGAAGAATACATTTCTCTGACTTTAGATGATAAGGCAGGCGTTGGTGGTTCTAGAGCTTCTGGTGGCCTATCTAGCGCAGCTGATGCCATCCTTGGAGTGACAGAATCAGCTCAAGAAATTGCCCTTGAAAAAGCTCTTCAAAATGCAGACTTAGATTTTGATCACCAAGCTGAATTGTTAAGACAAGAAATTGCGGACGGTATCGAACTTGCAAAAGCTAAAGCAGAGGAAAACAAGCGTGCTCTATCAGATGAAATCGACAATCGTTTTTCAAATTTTGATAGCAGCATGAACGAGAAACTTGAAGACCAACGAACAAAAATCGAAGAGATTCGTGCGATTGGTTCAACAGTTACTCAAACCGCTGAAGAAGCTTTAGAAGAAGCTAGAAACGCTCTTGAGTCCGCTAATACTTCTAAAGGTTTGTCTGATTCCAACTTTGCCAAAATAGAGCAGATAACAGACAGAATCAAAACACTTGTGACTAAACAAGAGGTTGACCCTCTGACAGATAGGTTGAGAATTGCTGAAAGCAGAATCGAAGTTCAAGCTGGCCAGATTATTGAGAAATTGTCTCGTACCGATTTTGACAGATTGGCCAATGACAAAGGTTTTCAAAATGCTACTCAAGTCCAGAATATTGTCAAGAATTCTGTCGACGGATTCCAAAGAACCATCTCACGTATTGAAACCAAACTGAGAGATATTATTAGAAATGATAACCTCTTGCAAAATTCGTCCATCATTCCAGCGGGGGACTCCTTGAACGGAACTTGGGGATTGTATTTGTCAGGTGGTAACGGTCGGACAGATGTTATCGAATTAAGAGATGCACCGCATACAGCTATCAAGAAGGCTATTCGTATTGTAGGAAACACGAACGGTGGAAATAAAGATATCGGTCAAAAAGTTAATTTGGTTGTTGGCGAAAAATACACAATGTCGTGCTGGGCGAGAGTATCTAGCAATAGTACGAGTCAGAATGTCAATTTGTTGATGCGTGCATGGACTACAAATGATAATAATCGTAGATTATTCAAATCTATCTCGAACAAAGATTGGGTTAGATATCAATTCACATTCACAGCAGATACAGTATCTAACTCAATACAATTTGGTCAAAGTGGAAATGGTAGTCTTGAAATCTGCGGTATGAAACTTGAACACTCTGACCGCATGACTGACTACGATGTTAACACTTCTGAAATCGTTAGCGTCGCTGATTTCAACGATGTAGTTGATACAGTTAAGAGCCACACACAGACTATCCAGAGACAGAATGAGTCTATTTCACAAGTCATTCAGACTGCTGATGGATTGGTTAACCGTGTATCTAATTTTTTGGAAGATTTTAACCTTGTATATGATCCAACGAATTTTAGCAAGTGGGCCAAGAAACAAGCTGAAGCAAATGTAATCGAAGTTCAGGCTGGCACTAGATTGCTACGAATTACCACTACTGGTAAAAACCAAGCAGTCTATCACGGTTTCGCATTGCCACTTAATACCTCAACCTTTACAAAGGGAGAGAAGCTCAGCTATCGCATGGAAGTATGGGTGGATGTCTTACCAGATGGACCTCTAGGAATTGAGCTATGGGCTTCTGACGGTGGACTTGCATCTGATAGAGTCTATCTCACAAAAACAGGAACTCAAATCATCACAGGTACGATGACGGTCCAGAAATCATCGACTAAAACAAGAGAATTCCCTCTCGAAATTTGGTTAATGAAAAACGGGCAAGTTGCCATCGGTCAGGTATCGCTTATTAGAGGTGACAAACCTCCTAAACGCTTCAGTGATAACACATCTACACAGGATGTTGTTACACAAACTCAAGTATCACAGCTACGTGACTCGTACGCTATCCAAACCCTTACTGGACCTGGAGCGATATCTTCTCAAATCAATCTGAATAGCAATAACATTCTGATTGAAGCTGCTAAAATTCGTCTAAAAGGTAGAACACTTCTAGATGAAATCACAGCTATCGATGGTTACTTTAAGCGTTTATTCGTAGGAGATGCCAGAGTAGGTACGTTGAATGCGGATATTATTCGCTCGAATTCGATTTCAGCAGACAAATTGATATTTGATACTGCTCTAGCTAAGAAGCTTGTAGCTAGTGATGTATTCACGGACACTTTAGCAGCTAAAACAGCCTTCATCAATAAGCTACGTTCAGTAGTGGTATCAGCAACCTTACTTGAAGGTTATAAGGGTAAGATTGGCGGTTTCCAAATCGGTACTCACGACAAAGACCCAAATAGTTATTGGCTAACTGGTCAAAATCAATTTAAAGTTGGCATGGGAAGCGGTAATGGTCGTTGGGACCAAACAGCTCTTTGGGTTAACTGGGGAAATGATTGGGGGCAACCTGGTGACACAGCATGGTATGTCAAAAACAACGGAGAGATGTATTGCTACAATCAAGCTCATTTTTGGAATACACCTATTATTCACGGGAACTTGAAAGTCAGCGGAAATATTTATTATATAACGGACGATAACACGAAAGAAGGTGGCTATTGGATACACTCGCCATCATTTAAACGCATTCAAGAAAGCTCAGGATATATCTACCTGTACCGTTTCGACAATTCGTACTCATGGATACCCGTTAATAAAGAAATCTCTGACAGACGATATAAACATAACATTGAAGATAGTAAGGTGTCTGCTCTGGAAGTTATCAACCGTCTGAAAACTTACTCTTATCGTAAGGAATACGACGGGAAAATCGAGGATATTTCGTGTGGTATCATGGCGCAAGATGTACAGAAGTACGCTCCTGAAGCATTTTTGGAAAATCCAGATGGCGCTTATTCATATAGCAGTTTCGTACTCGTACCTTATTTAATTAAGGCTATTCAAGAACTCAATCAGAAATTGGAGAAAGTAAATGAAGGAAGAAATTAATCAATTAATCATCCAAAACTTAAGTGATGATATCGGACTAAAAGCAAGCGATGCAGCAACTTACAAGGCGCTGTATGAAATCACTCAAAAACAACTCAAGGAAATTTTAAACATCATTGATTCGAATGAAGAACTTAAAGCAAAACTTGAAGAAGTGAGAGGAGAAATGACAAATGGCAATCAATAACTACGAACTAGCAAGCAAGCCTTATACACGAGGTTTTGGCGACAATATCAAGACAGTGGTTGAAATCCGTCTGTCAGAAGGCAATCGGTACAGTGCGAACATGCGTGAGCTAACAGGAGACCGGACAAATGAACCGGAAGATGTCTTGATTCAAGATGTGCTGGATATCCTAAAATCCGAGCTAGATCCAGGAAGCGCCATTGTTAAAACACAGGCGCAACTTGAACAGGCCAATCAGAAGATTGCGCAAAATGAGAGTGAACAGAACAAGCTTGCAGCTCTTATTAAGCAGACTGAAGAGAATTCGAAGGTTAATCAGAAGGTCATTCATGTTCTTGTCTTGAACTCTGTCATGAGCAAGAATATCGAGTACGGTACGACTTATAAAGAATTGGTTGAGTTGATTCCACTAGCTGAAGTTGGTAAGACCTACTTACCACATGACCTAATTACCATTGAAGACCCTGAGCATGTAGAGGTTAACGGCGAAGGGAAACGCATCTTGGTTCAGCTTAATAAGGAATTTACTTATAATGGTGAACCTGTCAGCGCGTTTGTGACAAATGGTACCCTGGAACAAAACGGAACGGGTGTCGCTTGGAAATTTGAAGGGAAGGAATAGGAGAAATAAATGAAAATTGAATTGTTTAACTTTTTTAGAAGTCTAATCCAAACAGAAGATGGCTTGGTTTTGTACGCTCTTAGCCTAATTGTCATTATGGAAATTGTTGATTTTGTATCAGGGACATTTGCAGCAATTGCAAATCCAGAAATTGAATACAAGAGCAAGATTGGCATTAACGGCCTGATTCGAAAAGTTCTTGGGGTTCTCTTGTTAATGGTATTGATTCCGATGTCTGTCTTGCTACCTGAGAAGACAGGGTTCGCATTTCTATACTCGATTTACCTCGGATATTTACTTTTCACATTCCAGTCACTCATTGAAAATTATCGTAAGTTAAAAGGTAACGTGACCATCTTCCAACCCATCATTAAGGCATTTGAGCGATTGGCTGGTGACAAAAACGACAAGAACGAAGGAGAACAATAATGGATATTGATACAAGTAGGTACAGAGAAGGACTTCCACAAATTGGATATGATCCTTATCGTCAAATTCATGCTCATTCAACTGGAAATAAGAAATCAACTGCTCAAAATGAAGCAGACTACCATATGCGCAGACCTGTTGAATCAGGCTTTTTCTCACATGTTGTGGGAAATGGTCGAGTGATGCAAGTAGGGCCAGTAAATAATGGTGCTTATGACGTGGGCGGAGGCTGGAATTATGAAACCTATGCAGCAGTTGAGCTTATTGAAAGTCATTCAACAAAAGAAGAGTTCATGGAAGATTATCGTCTGTATATCGAATTACTTCGCAATCTAGCAGATGAAGCAGGTCTTCCAAAAACTCTTGACTCAGACGATTTAGAAGGTATTAAGTCGCATGAATACTGTACAAACAATCAACCTGACAATTATAGCGACCACGTTGATCCGTACCCTTATTTAGCAAGTTGGGGTATCAGTCGTAGTCAATTCAAATACGATATCGAAAACGGATTGGCAGTTGAAAAAGGTTGGAAAGAAAATTCTACCGGTTGGTGGTATGTCCACTCAGATGGCTCTTATCCAAAAGAAAAGTTTGAAAAAATCGATGGAACCTGGTACTATTTTGATGGTTCAGGATATATGCTAAAAGACAAGTGGAAAAAGCATTTAGATGGGAAATGGTACTATTTAGACCCTTCAGGAGCCATGGCTACTGGATGGAAGAAAATCGATGGCAAGTGGTATTACTTCGACAATGATGGAGCTATGAAGACTGGTTGGGTTAAGTATAAGGATGTTTGGTACTATCTCAATGCTAAAAACGGGGACATGGTATCTAACGCATTTGTCCAATCAGCAAACGGTAAAGGCTGGTATTACCTTAAACCAGATGGTTCACTTGCTGATAAGCCTGAATTCGTGGTTGAGCCAGAAGGGCTCATCACAACTAAATAAAAAACAGAAAGGCTTTCAAAATTTAATTAC